TGCGGTGAGACATACACCGACTCCAAAGGCAAGGTGCACATCAACGAGTGCATTTGGCAGTCTGAGATACCAACAAAGAAAGGTACAAACTGATATAAAACATCACGAAACACTTGACTTAGATACCCACATGTGGTACAATAGACTTATCGACTGGGAATTCGCTCAGTTGATTAACCCCAAAAGTTATACACCGTATAACAAACTTAACAGGAAACTGAAATGACAAACTCAATGACAGGCACTGCGGTGCCATCCATCTCAACAGCGGCAATGCTCGTTGAACTCAGCATCGGCACATGGACAGGGCGCAAGCTCGACAAACGTGCCTCACAAGATGTGACCACAAGCAACCATGCTGACAAGGGCGTGGCCAACGTGCACAAGAAGCTCCTCGGTGACTGTGCCGAATTGGATGCGGTGCAGAAGTTCACAGCCAATGCACGTAACGTGCACTACGCATGCACCATGCCATGGTCTGACACAGGTCTGCGCTTACTGCCAACCACACAATACTTCAAGTATCACCAAGAGATGACAGCGTTGCAAAGCGAATACCAACGGCTCGTGCAAGCGTTCCTCGATGCGTACTCGTGGGAGATACAGAACAGCCAACTCAAGCTCGGTGACTTGTTCAACCCTGACGAGTACCCATCCGCTGACTCGCTGACTTCTAAGTTCCGATTCAAGATGAACTACATGCCGCTCCCCGACTCAAACGACTGGCGTGTGAGCATCGGCAACGAGACCGAAGACGCCCTGCGTTCTCAGTACGAGGGTTACTACGCGACACAGCTTCAAGCCGCGATGGGTGACGTATGGCGCAGAGCGCACGATGCACTGACAAAGATGTCAGAACGCCTCGACTACGCTGACGACATGACCCGCAAGGTGTTCCGCGATTCACTCGTGTCTAACGTGACGGACATCATCGAGTTGCTTGGTGCATGTAACGTGACAGGCGACCCCGTGATGATTGCCGCACAGCGTGACCTCGATGAAGCGATGCGTGGCATAACACCTGATGCTCTGCGTGAAGACCCGTACCTGCGTGCTGAGACTCGGCGCAAGGTGAACGAGGTGCGCAAGACCATCGACAACCTGCCAAGCCTTGGCTTCTAACCACAGGCTCATAAAACACAGCAATAGTTATACGCCGTATAACAACTAACCACAACTTAACTTAAACCTCAACAGGAAAATATCATGGCTAATCAAGCAATCGCAATGTACTCTCTCGGGCTCGACCAAATCGAGACTGCCATCCGTATCGGTGGTAACAAGCGCACCATCCTCGTGCAAGGTCACATGGGCACAGGCAAATCATCCCTGCTCAAGACCTTGGGCAAGGCACTGCCCAATCACATCATGTGCTACTTTGACTGCACGACCAAAGACCTCGGTGACATCACCATCCCTCAGTTGCAAACCATTGACGAGCAAGGGTACGTACGCTACGTGACCAACGAGGAGTTGGGCTTGCACTTAGGGAAAGACATCATCCTCATGGTTGACGAGTACGGCAAGGCCAACCCTGCCGTGAAGAACGCGATGCTCCGGCTCTTGCTCGAAGGCAAGATGGGTAGTTACACGTTAACAGACAAGTCTATTAGATTTGCCACAACCAACCTCGGTGCCGAGGGTGTGGGCGATCTGCTCCCGCCTCATGCACGTAACCGTATGACCATCGTCACATCACGCAAGCCGTCTAACATGGAATGGATTGAATGGGGTGTCAACAACGGCGTCGATCACACGTTGCTCGGATGGTGCAAGGACAACCCTCAGTTGTTCCACTCGTTCGAGGATGTCAAAGACCCCGATCAGAATCCGTACATCTATCACCCCAAGCAACAGCGCACAGCGTTCGTGACACCACGTTCACTCGAAGCCGCATCTGATTGGCTCAAGGGCCGCAGTGGTGTAGACGATCAAACTATGACAGCTTTACTGATGGGCACCATCGGTGAACGCGGTGCCATGGACTTGATGGCGTTCGTCAAACTCGCTGATCAACTGCCAAGCCTTGACTCGATCAAGAAAGACCCAATGAATGCCAAGGTGCCTGACAGCGCGGCGGCGGTGTGCATGGTGGTGTATCGCTCATTGGCTGTGATGGAGCGTGATTGGGTGGACGCATGGATGGACTACATGGTGCGCCTTGACAAAGAAGCACAGGGTATGTTTGCCAATGGTGTGCGTAGCCCCAAGTACGTCAAGCAGTCTGTGGTCATGACCAACAAGAAGTTCACGGCATGGGCTATGGCAAACAATTACATGTTTGCCGCTGACAAGAAATAAGGAGAACGATATGAAACGATGGAGAGGCGTGGTGGTATTCAAGTACTACCAAACAATCGAGGTTGATGCCCCGACCCAAGACGATGCCGAGCGCATCATGTTCGAGACGTTCGACCTTGCCAAAGCAGATGGCGAGAGCGAGATGTATGACATAGAAGAAGTGAAGGAATAACCATGTTAATGATTGGAAAACAATTGACTGCGGAACAACGACTCAGCAAGGCGGTGGTAGACATCATGGGTTCGCCCAAGTATGTAGCCCTCGCGGGTGTACTCATGATCGGCTCACGTAACGTGGACGACAAGGTGCGCACTGCGTGTACCAACGGGCGTGATGAGAAGTATGGGCGTGCGTTCATTGAGACCCTCAGTGATGCAGAGCTACGGTTCCTCGTGTTGCACGAGTGCTACCACAAACTGTATCGTCACCTCACAACGTGGCGTCACCTCTACGATGACAACCCATCGCTTGCCAACCAAGCATGCGACTACGTGATCAACATCAAGTTGACTGACGACAACACTGACGGGTTTGCTCAGATGCCCAAGGTCGGTCTGCTCGATACCAAGTATCGTGGCATGGACAGCGCACAGGTGTACAAGTTACTCAAGGAAGACGAAGGCGATTCCGGGGGCAGCGGGGGTGATGGCACGGGTGGTGACGGTGAAGGGCAGGGTGATGGCCAAGGTGACGGGCAGGGTAATGGCTCGGGTGGTGGCGGCTCGGACGCGCCCTCGGGAACTGGCCTCGATGATCACGATTGGGATGGGGCGCAGGACATGACGCCCGAGCAGGGTAAGCAGTTAGCACGTGATCTCGACGAAGCAATCCGTCAAGGCGCACTGGCGGCAGGCAAGCTCGGCTCCGGTGGTGATCGCATGTTCGATGACTTGTTGCAGACCAAGATCGACTGGCGTGAGGTACTGCGTGAGTTCATCTCCACAACATGTACAGGCAACGACTACTCCACGTGGCGGCGGCCCAACCGTAGGTTCGTGTCATCGGGCTATTACATGCCATCGGGTGTGAGTGAACAGGTGGGTGAGTTGGTGATCGCCATCGACACATCGGGCTCCATCGGTGGGCGTGAGTTGTCCAAGTTCTTGGGCGAGGTCAAGGGTATCTGTGATCAGGTACGCCCTGACGTAGTACGGCTCTTGTACTGGGACACCGAGGTGTGTGCTGATGAGAAGTACGTGGGTGCCGAGGTGGAGAACATCATCGGCTCGACCAAGCCCGAGGGCGGTGGTGGTACGACTGTGGAGTGTGTGCCTCAATACATGGCAGACGGTGGTATCAAGCCGCAAGCTGTGATCGTATTGACTGACGGCTATCTCGGTGGCTCGTGGGGTCAGTGGGCATGCCCTGTGCTGTGGTGCATCGTAGGTAACAAGGATGCTGTGCCTGATGTGGGTAAGTATGTACATGTGGAGGACTGGTCATGAGCAATGAAATGAAACCGTGCCCATTCTGTGGTGGGCACGAAGTAGAAATACGTGAGCGCAACTCGACATCGGGTGTGTTCTCTGTATCGGTACTGCACTGGTGCAAAGATGGGGGCAAGCCTGTGCTTAAACCTATCGAGTGCATGGGGCGTACACGTGAAGAAGCAGTGCGTCTGTGGAACAAACGCGCTTAACCAAACTAAACCATAAAAGGAAACGAAGATGAGATTCAATACATTCAACCAAGTCGTGGCGTGGTACGAAGCTACCAAGCCAATGCTCAGCAAGAACCACAAGGTGGAGGATGACGTACGCCCTATCGGTGCACGTAACCGCAAGTGGGAGCGCATCCGCAAGGTAGACCCCGAGACCTACGTGTTGCTCGATGGCTTCTACTGCTACACCATGTTTGCCACACGGAACAATCCCGAGGCTGACATGTACGAACAAGACATGGCACCCATCATGTGGAAGCGTGAAGCTGATGGTGATTACATCTACATACGTAATGGTAAGAAAGACAGCATGCTGTACTGCCGGTACAACTTCTTGCAAGCTAACTTACCCGCGAACATAGCGTTTAGGTACAACCAACAAGGCAAGCATTGGGTACGCGCCGAGACACCGACAGGGTGGGAGGATTTTCCCTTGCCCAAGACCAAGCACCACTACACGGGCTCTACTCAAACGCGAGGCGTGGATGACGGCAAGCGCCTAAAGTTCAGAGCAAACGAGGACGGCACGTTCACACGTGTTGGTGATTCATTCAAGGTGGAGATAACAACTGTGGACAAAGAACTCAAGCGGCAGTGGAAGTCAAAGATTGATGCGTTCTATACACAAGCAGCGGCGTTGGCACCCATGCTTGACACCACGTGGAACGGACGCAACGAGTACCGTACTGCCATCACCGACTGGTGTAAAGAGAACAAGATCGAGGTGCCGCAATACGGTGGACTCAATCAACTACCAAGCACATTGATTCGACAGATCGTGGAGCAAGATGATCACGAGCTACGCATACCCGTGATGGCATTGATCATTGATGACATTGGGGGTAAACGTGTTATCGAGAACAAGGACGACCTGATGAAGATCAAGTCCGCATATAACCGCCTGATGAACAAGTCATTGGGCATGTACGAAACGAAGGAGGTTTGAGATGAGCTACGACCACGAGAGAATAGATGACATTGAGAAGAAGACCAAGCAACTTGTAACCAAGTTGTCGGAGAGCGTTGAGACTGTGAACGAGGGCGACCCGCCACTGCACATGGTAGACGGCATCCCTGTGGTACGTGAGGTGGCGCAGTTCTGCGCTGAGATACGCAAGGTCAACCGACACGTGAAGTTTGGTGTGGGTAGGCGCATGAAGTACAACCTCCGTGGTAACAGAATAAGCGTGATGCAAGAACTCTATGCGTACATGGATGGGCATGCGTACGCCATGATGAAGGTTGGGTATGCCGACTACTCTACCAAGGGTAACGGTGACAGCAAGTTCATGGTGTATGCACGGATGATCAAGAACGAGAAGTTCCGTGACGACAGCGATCAGTATCACATGGCAACGGCGGAGAACATCGAACGTGCCATCAAGAACGTAAAGAAGTACATGCGCCCCTACTCGCCAGTTGAGTGCGCTACGATGTCCTTTGAGGCAGTGCGTAGTAAGTTCTCATCGGTTGTGCAAGGCGTGTCGTCTGAGTTGTACCAAGCACGTAGCAATGTGCTCGAATCAGTGCACGTACGCAATGAGTTGTTTCACATGCTCGATGTGGGCTACGAGTTCTTGGCCGAGGACTTCCGCGAGAAGATCGTGCAGTGGCGCGAGAAGTACAACGAAGATCAGGTTGCCCGTGGTCGTGCCCTACACGCTTACTACGTGAACGTCCGTATACACCGCGAAGAGATGGTGTGTGATGTCATCGAGGTACTGGATGCCAACAAGCGTTCACGCCTTGATGCCCACATGCCTGTGGCTACATACAAGATGGAGGACTTACCCGAGGGTATCGCGGGTAACCTTGCCGCCTTGAGTATGGTGGACGATGGTCACTACGTGGACGGCGTAGGTATGCGGGTGGACAGCGCAACCTTTTGGGTGCAAAGATGAGCGGCTTTACATACAAGAAAATGGATAAACGCGAGGAGTTGGGTTGGCACACAAATGAGCCGCCTGACAAGACAGTGCGTAGGATACTGGATGGGGACATACCCCCCGAAGATCAGTACGTTGCAGTTAGGACGGTAATGCAGTATGACATACATCAGGCAAGCGCAGGGCGATTACCTGAGATGGCGATGAGTCAAGTACACGATGACAACATATACCGTGTGAGTGTCTTTCCTGATGGGATAGATATTTTATGTTTCGGGTTATCGAGTATTGACTCAGACATCAACGGCCACTATGATCGGTCGGACGATCTACCTAACTGGGTAAAGGAACGTCTTGCCGTGTTAATGATTACGAATGGTATACCGCCAACACAAGAAGTGGCGGGTGTCGGGCGTCGAATATCAAGTCATGTCTATTGGGTGTACGCACCCGAGACCACATCTTGATGCGTTGGTACGTGCGCTTCACGTACCTAACTTTAAAAGGAAACGAAGATGAGAAATAAACCAAGCGCATCACAGCGCATTCGCTCACTGATTGATAGCGGCTACAACAACAAAGCCATTATCGAAAAGCTCAAGTGCAAACCGCAAGCTGTGTATAACATCCGATACCAAATCAACAAGGCACGTGGTCTTGGCTCCATTGGTGAACTGCCCAATCCTACGGACGGCATCGGTGCGCCGCCTAAGCGTCAGTACGTGCGCAAGGTCAGAGCAGGGAAACTGGCATCGCTGTCCCCCTCCAAGCCGTGGACTCCCCCTCCACTCGCACCCATGCCCGAGTACCAAATCACTATGGTCGAGCCGCCTACCCTGTGGCAACGTATCAAGGGATGGTTCCGTGGCTGATACCCCCGAAGTCAAGGTCAAGAAGAAAGTCGTGGCTGTTCTCAAGGAACACCGCGCCTACTACTTCTACCCTGTCACGGGTGGGTTTGGCGGCAGTGGGGTGCCTGACATTGTTGGGTGCTACCACGGCAAGTTCTTTGGTATCGAGTGCAAGGCCGGTAAGAACAAGCCTACACCATTACAGCAAAAGAACTTAGACAGCATCAAAGCCATGGGCGGCGCGGCGTTGGTCATCAACGAAGACAACATCGAAGATGTGCATCGGATGTTGGTGGGTATGCAATGGTAAATTGCCCTACATGCGGGGCGTGGACTCGCATATTGGAAACACGTACGCGCCCCGATAAAACTGTGCGCAGAAGATACGAGTGTGCAAACGAACACAGGTTCAGCACCACAGAAGCGGTGGAAGTTAAATCTATCAAGGAGAAAAAACGTGAGCGCAGATGAAGTACAAGCAGGTGGCGACCATTACAAAACTATGGAGATACAACCATGGCATGTGATGGCATCGGTGTTGACCCGAGAGGAGTTCATTGGGTTTCTCAAAGGCAACATCATTAAGTACAGCATGAGGCAGGGCAAGAAGGACAGCCCTGATGCTGATAAGTGCAGACACTACATGCTGAAGTTGCATGAGGTATTAGACAATTCTTAACAACAAGGAGAAACGAAGATGATAGACGTAACAGAAGCAACCGCAGTGTTGCGCGGCAACTGGAAAGATGTTATTGAAGGTAAGGGCGATTACTGCCCCGTGTGTGATCGGTGGGGCAAGATCAATACTGTGACCTTGCGCGGCATCATGGTCAAGACGATGCACTGGATATACCGAGAGGGCGGTGGTGATTGGGTAGATGTACCTGCACGTGCACCGAGGTTTGTGTCCCGCTCGTACGCATTTAGCCGACTCAAGCATTGGAACATGGTTGAGCAGAAGTATCTACCGCCTCCGACCAAGGAAGAACAAGAGGCAGGTATTGAGCGCGAGACTCGTACATCGGGGATGTGGCGACTGACCCCCATGGGGGTGGACTTTATCTTTAACGGCACAACTGCGCCGAGTAAGGTGTTTGTATACAACGACCATCGGATTGGTGCAAGTGATGATGCGGTGACCGCACGAGACTGCGCTTACGAGAAGTTTAACTATGACGCAATGATGGGCACTACATTTAACGGAGACTACGATGGACTTGATAACGATTGATTTTGAAACGTACTATGACCGCGACTTCTCGCTGTCGAAGATCACAACCGAGGAATACGTACGCTCAGATTTATTTGAAGTGATCGGCGTATCTGTAAAAGTTAACAACCAAGAAACGGAGTGGGCAAGTGGAACACATAAACAAATCAGAGAGTGGCTTCAGAGCAATTTTGAATGGGAGCGGGGGTTTGTCTTGGCGCACAACACCCTTTTTGACGGGGCTATCCTGTCTTGGCGTTTCGGTATTAGTCCTCGGGGTTGGCTTGACACTCTGTGCATGGGCCGTGCCCT